CCCACAACAGTCTACCAAAAACCGAATCCGTTACCGTGACGCTTTCAGCAATTTGAACAAAAAAGATGCTTCCTGCTGAAGTTACCGCATCTGTTACCGTTGCTGTCTCTGTCAACCCAAGACTAGAAGTCACCGTGTTGGTCAAAGAATCCAATAAGGATATCGTCTCCAACACACTGACTATCGCATCTACCGCACCTGCCAATACATCCAAAAGCACTATTGTTTCAGATACATCAACACTAAACGAACCGCCCGGTGTATATACATCTGTTACTGTCGCCGTCTCACTCTGTCCAGCGTTAAATATCGACCCACCAAACGAGCTGTCCGTAACCGTTGCCGTCTCTGTGATGGCACAGCTAAACGTCTGTATTGCCGCTACTGTATCCGATAAAACCACCAACTCAGCTATAGGACAAGCAAATGTCTGAATTGTACTAACCGAATCTGTAACCGTTATCGTTTCTGAAATGTCACTTACATTCCCTGTGAATGCCAATACTGTCTCAGTTGCTGTTGCTGTCTCATTTATTGAGACTGCATAAACAGGCGTTGAATCTACTGAATCAGTTAAAGTTGAGTCACCACCCCATGTGTATGCCCCCCAAAGCCCTACGCCCCATCCAATAGACAAACTTTCTATAACCGCCAAATCAATCAAAGTCGTTGATGTTGGAGAATCTGTAACCGTTGCCGTCTCAGAAACCGCCGCAGAAGTCAAATAGCTTGTGGTAATCGTCTCCGTTACCGTGGCTGTTTCACTTACATCAACGCCAAAAGAACCAAAAGAAATTGCACTTTCAGTTACAGTAATGGTTTCCGTTTGGTTTACAAAACCTGTATACCCCGGAACCACCGTGTCCACCAAAGCAGAATCCCCGCCCCAAACAGCCTGACCCCATGTGCCTTCGCCCCATGTGCCATAAAAACTCTCAACAACCTCAACACTAGCAGTGCCAGAGGGAAAAGACGTATCCGTTACAGAAGGTGTTCCACTCCATACATCATCCCCCCATGCAGATGCTCCCCAACTACCATTCTGTGTAGTTTCAAACTGAGAGACATTGTAAACTGCCATACATTAGGCAGCTACCAATCGATCTTCTGCAAACCATCTGCTTTGAGTGATGCTGTTCTCATCCACCCAAGAAATCAAATATAGAATGTTGCCACTCGCATCCATCTGCATAGCCTCTACTGGGCCAGCAGGATCAACGGGAGCTGGGGAGACTTTTACTTCTTCCCCGATTGTGAATTGTGCAGCCATGATGAGTCCTTAGCAGTTAGCGGTATAAGTTACGTTTAATGTGTCGCCTGACAATACTGTACGGTTACCTGTTGTAAAGCTACCAGCGGAGTACAACGTACCTGCTGTACCACTTTTAGCACTGCCGCTGGTTAGGAAAGCCCCAGCAATTGTGCCTGATGGCAATATGACGGAATTGATTGAAAACGCTGTAGCAGAAGTGGCAATTGTTCCAGTACCTGCTGAACTTGGCCCACCGCCAGATGCTGAAGCCGCACCAAACGCAGCGGCTGGGCGAGTGGCTTGAGAATAACCCGTGTTTTCTAACCATCCTGCGTGGGAAGACATTGTATCTCCGGCGTTATAAGTGGGTGATGATCCACCATCTACCAATCCAAGATACCAAGCGGCTGTATAAGCTGTACCCGCAAAGTATTTACCCAAAAGATCACTCTTACCTGCATTGACCACTAGGTTCTTAAAGGTTTCTTCCCACCTTAGATTGCCATCAGCGTCTGTACAAGTAACCGTAAAAGCACCAACAACATTGGCATCTTCTAAAAGAAACGCTTTGGTAGCTACAGAAACTGCTGAAGCCTCGGTGGGTTTGATGTTTTCGTTTTGCATATTAGCTCCTAATTTGAACTGCGGATTAACGCCGTGGTATACGTGTTTGACGGCATTGTGATTGTAAATGTAACGGTGGATGTTTTGTCAGATCCAAAGTCCAACACGGCTATAGATTTGTTACCTTGGCTAGAGTTGTATATCAGCGCACACCTTGCTGTTAATGTGGCAGTCCAAGATATATTGGGAAACCCAACATAAGCCGTATACCCTAAAGATGATACCGTGATTGGTGTTAGTATCGCCCCGCCAGCAGAATAATTGCCCGTGTTAGCTACTTCATTGGTTGCGGAATAGATTGTGGTAGCTGCATTTAAATCAGCATTACCTGTATATAAAGCAATTTTGATAACGTCCGTAGTCAAGTCATGTATGCCTTGATAAAGCTCTGCTTTAAAGCTGGTGGTCTGGGTTTGTACTATCATGCTACTGGAACCCTCACCTGACCATCACGATAAGCATCCATACGTTGTTTACCATCACCTAAATTCTTGAGTAGGGCAATAGCTTGAATATAACGTTCTTTGTACAAGGTGTACATGCCATCATCTGGCCCGCTTTTCATGTAAGCTCCAGCCTCACATAAAGTTCCATAAAGAAGCGCAGAATCAAAATTGTCCCCCAACCATGTTGTTAAAGCAGTAACTATAGACTCGGGGTAATATTATTAATGAAGTTCTGCGTAATAGTTTGCACTGGGTGTTGGGCCAACAATGAAAGTTAATTCATTTATACTGGAAGAATCGGGGCCAAATATGGCGTAATGCTTAGGTACAGATACAGATGCAGATAAAGGATAGGCATCCCTCATGAAGTTTACGTCTTTGTTTAACAAAAACAAATAGTCGCCTTGGAACACAATAGTTCCTGAAACTGTACCGCTATTCACTACACTTAATGTAATTGTAGTACTTGCTATGCCTTGCACTAAACAATTAGTACCAATTCCTGTGCCTGTTACTTGTTGTCCTACGGCAATGCCGGAGTTGCTTGTAACAGTGATGGTGTTTAAACCAGAGGTTCCCGTGGCGGTGGTGCTGTTGTATGGGAAGATAGACAAACTATACGAAGACAAGAAATCACCGGGGCAGGATAAATATTTATTCCCTGCTGTCAGCACACCCGTTACATTCTTACGCAGGTTAGCAACTTGCACCGTGTTGTACACACGTTGTTCCGCCTGCTTGATCATCGTATCGATGGTCGTTGTAGTAAATGTATTCTGCGTGTAATCTGTTACCGCAGCTACGAGTTGTGCATACGTCATTGCCATAATTAACCCATTGGCCCTCTAGCCATTACGCCTTTGGTTGCAGCGCCTGTGCCACGTATTTTGATGCCAGTGGTTTTAACAGGAGGATAACCCATGCGATTGATTGCACCAACGCTCATGTTGACATTATTTGCAGCAGATGATTTGGTATCTGACTGGAATGTGTTAACACTGACTTTCTTGTCGGTCATGGTGTGTGGAGGAGCATAGTCTTCCGCAGGCAAGTTGTTAACATTTTTCCCAGTCACAATCTTTGGACTGTTCTTTGTGGTTGGTTTTATCATATTAACCTCCGGATTTCTGGTTAGCAACTTTAGCCAAGTTACGACCATACATCTTCATCATTTCGTTTGTCTTGCCGCCTTTAGCAAACTTAAGAGTTGTGCCTTTGCCACCCTTATGTTCCTGTGCGTCATGTTGTTTAAACGCTTTTTTAATCAAAGCTTTGTCTTGCTTGAGATCTTCTTTGTCCATGATTAACTCCCTATTGTTACCGTACCAACACTTGTGACTCCCACCAAATTGTTTGGTGTTAGCACCGCATCAAAACTACTTGCTCCGCCAACGGGGTTCCATCCCCACTGTATATCCCTTGAACCTCCGGCAGGATACCCTAAAGTATTTATACCAGAAGTCACATAAGTCAAGTCAGGACGAGGCTGACGCACCGCTTGAGGATCATCTATGGGATACATACCCAACTGCAACTGCGGTTGATCTGGATCCCAGCATTCTTCACAAACTTTTATTTGATATAGTTTAGTCTTAATGACTTCAAATTTCAATTGTTTTAGTTTGTATTGTTGTCCACATCTGTCGCATTCTGCAATTGAATATTTGCCAGAAGCAAATCTGTTTCCCATTAATATGCACCTCCGCCAATGAATGCTTGACGAGGTACAAACCGCACAGCGGCTTTCTCCCTATCTTCTCCAGCGGCAAGGTTAAACTGTTCATCGTACTGCGTCTTGAGCATGTCAATACGGGGCATCAAATCTGGGGTCTTGGTGGCTATGTAATAAGCCAATCCTGAAACAAGCGCAGGTAAGAACCTAAATGTTATATCTGCGGTCTCTGAGCCTGCGCCAGCATCCTGTACCCTACGCATTCTCCAGTATACAAATGTATAGGTGGTAGATCCATCTGGCGTGGGCCAAACGGTGACAGCAGGTAACCTTTGTAAGTAAACTTGTGTAGCTGCCGTGGCAGATGCTGCGGTGGTGTTGTTCTGTCCTCTAGAGCAATTGGTTAAAACATTGCCTGAGATATAGCTGTAATAGATAGTTTCTGTGTTGATCTGAACGTATCCATTGGCGGGCAATCCATTGACTGAACTCAATGTAATTGATGTATCTGTGGATGTAATGGCGGTGCTGACAGTCACCATTGCCCCGTTACTTGCGTACAGTGGAGACAAATCACCTGCTCCACGCTGTACCCAAACTTGAATTGGTCTAGCCTGAGCTAACTTATTAGGTATGGTGGCATAGGTAGAAATACTAATGCGAGTGATACTTAGGTCAGATTGGTTGGTTTGTTGATTGGCATTGGTACGGATCACGTGGTCAAGCAAGTCGATGGTATCCAAAGGCAGAGCATAGGTGTTTAAACCTTGAGTCAGGTTAAACGACCCCTGATCAAACGTCCACATGTCTAAGCCACGATTCTGCCATTCGATGGTTAAAAGGTTCATTGACCTACGTGCTGTACGTAAGTCATAACCTGTTCTCATCTCACGCCCAGCCCTCTCCCAAGACTCTTCAGCAATCTCTGTAAAGTCTAGGTCAAAGGACGTTTTGCCGGATGTGGTCATTTAGCTGTCTTTGCTGAATTAATAAATGCTTGCTGAGTTGGAGCGCCCTTGCTGCCGGGCTTTCTCATTTTTTCTTTGGATCCTGCTGCGATACGTGCTTGTTTTGCATGAATGTTGGCATACAAACCAACCTCTCCACCTTTGGCGTACTGCGTGAAGTCCGTATCATCACGGCGTTTCTTTACCTTGCCGCCCGGCATCTTGCTTGGATTAATAGCTCCCATGCCACGGCAGGGTATCATACAAGTCTTCCTTTTGTGTGACCACGCTGGGCTATGCCATCACCACGTTTGCTGGCAGATACAGTACCGCCTTTGGCGTAGGCTTTAACCTTACCGCCTTTGGCATACGGTCTGCCAGTTTTGGGATTTCTAGTTGAAGATGTTTCTTTGGGTTTTTCTTCATAAGAGTGAATTTTTCCATCTGAATCTCTGTAAGTTTTTTTAACAGGTTCTGCTTTAAGTTTACTATTTTCTATATAATTATTAGGGTGATTTTTTAACACTATTTTTCTAATTTCATCATATTGGGATGGCGTTCTTTTTAAGCTTTCTTTTTGATCTTGAGTTTTTACATTGTTTATAAATTGATCAATATCAATTTTGTTATTTTTATCTTTAGGTAATCCACGATCGTATAAATCCGAGTCTATATCAGTGCCTATATAATTTTTGGCATTATAATCTAAAGCTTTTGTGTTTTGAGCCTTTAATCTTTTTGTTTCAGCATCTGATTGGTCAGGCGCAGATTGACCAGCAATAAATTTTTGCACTGCACCGGGATTATTAGTGGTTTTTTGAATTGGAGTAGTTTTATCAGCTAACTCGGTGGTGTACGGCTTACCATTCCATTGAAAAGTTTTATCTCCAGCCAATCTAGCTTCAGAAAACGCTTGTTTAAACGAAGGGTTTTTCTTTGTCATCACGGAAGGGGCTTGCCCCCCCATTGGCCCAGCCGCCATGTCTTCAGCATCCTGAGTTGCACCAAACATTTGAGTCATGTCAGTTCTAGGAGGGATCTGAGCAGCAGGCGTGACTGCTGGAGTAGCGGCAGGAGCAACAGGAGGTGCTTGCTCCTTATCGCCCTTATTCAGGTACGCATAAGCCGCAGCTAAAGCTAGTGGAGTTAAGTTCATAATAGATCCTTACTTGCCCATCTTAGGCATCAATGCACGGGTATGACCCTTTAACTGTATGCTATGCTCTCCATGAGGACGTTTGCCACCAGAGGGTACGCTACCCATAGCTGATACGCTTCCGCCCTTGGCATAAGCTTTACCACCAGAAGCCATAGACTTGCGGTACATGATGGCAGCATCGCCACCTGTTTCTGAGCCTGCAAAACCACGTTTCTTCCAGTTTTCTGGTTGCTTGCGATCTAAACCTTTTTCTTTATTCAAGAAGTCTCTAAGGCTTAGACCAGAATCTTC